TTTAGGTATTTGGTTCGGGCCGAAACACCTCCAGAATTTGAGAGATTAATAGAAATAGTCTCATTAAACCCAAACCCATAACTTAATATTTTTAGTCTTTCAACTGCACCGGTACTACTAACTTTAGTAATTCTAACAAGAGTATTTAATCCACCTGCAATAGAAAGTGTAAAGACTTGACCGGCTTTAAAGTTACTACCACCGGATATAATTCTTGTCGTTGTTAAAGTAGGCTGTAATGTACCGGTAAATATAACACCGGTGGCGTTACTTATTGATATTGTATCATTTAAATCAAACGGTACAGGGTAGGGTGCATGAAAAAATATCTCATACAAATTAGTATCAAGTGTCTTTACCCTAATTACTTCTGCTGTATATTCAATTCGATTTTTAGTAAAAGTAATAAAGCGATCTTTAATATCAACTGCACTACCCGATGTTCTAAGTACACGAAGTGAATTTCGTTGATTCCATTTACCATTAGAAGGTCTTAATACAGAGTCGTAAGGGTATCTAGTTAACGCGGCAGTATCATATAAGATTCTAAATAACGTCTCAATGGATAATGTTCCACCCTTGGCAGCATACAGACCTTTAATTCTCTTAATTAAAAGTCCCTTATCAACCAGTAAGCTTTGTGGTAGGTCTTTTGCGTAATTATTTAAAAAATAATTTACAAATGAATCTGCAGTCTGATCTATGTCACTGTACTGTCTTGCATTTTGTACCAATTCTAAAGCGTTTTGATCCTGCTCTAAAAATTGATAGTAGTATTCTAGAAAAGCAACAAACGTAGTATAGTCAGACCTGATAAATTCAGGTAACTGGCTGTTAACCAGTTGCGATACTTTTTCTTTAATTCGTGTTGTTGCCATATTAAACTAATGCAGTAACATTTACAATTGTACCGGCTACTAATCCACCGGTTCTAGTTGTTGTGGTATCGTCTTGGATTAATATTTCATTCCGGGATACTGATAGATTATAACTTGCCTCTTGTACGCTGCCGGTAATTCTAATGTCGGTGGTACCTGCAGGAAGACCCGTAGGTGTAATACTCGCTATGCTTACAATACCTGTACCGTAGCTTATAGTTCCAATGCTTGACAATAAAATAGCATCCGTTGTAGCATTAAGAATTCGCAAAGTACCAGTACCTGTATCACTTGAAGGTGTTGTGTCTGGCAGATCGGTTATTTTTACTAATGTTGTAACTCCGTTTATCGTTATAAAGAAGTAACTAGAAGTTAATGTACCAGGTTTAATAGCATTTCTAAACTTAATTGAAGTATCACCACTGAAGACGTTAACTGTGTTTAAAGTTGGTAATACTCTTCTTTGTAGCTTTACAGTTAACAATGCACTTGTAATAGAATTATTTTTAGATAAAATGGCATTAATTAACGATGAATGAATATAATTTTTATTAAATTTCTGTAAACTTGTAGAAAAATAATTTGTAATAGCTTCATTAACTTGAGCTTTAATTTGTTCTGAAGACAAAGTTGTAACTGAAGAGTTATAAATTACATCCGCATTTATACCTACATGGAAAAAGACTGGGTCTACAAATACAGGTGTAGTAGTGAGTGCTTGTTTGGATTTTAAAATATTAGTCGCAATAGATTCTTTTGTTGCATCAGAAATTGTAAACCCAGAGAACGGTTTGAGGGAAATTATTACTCTACCATAAAATGGAGGATCATTATCCTCACCACCCCATACCGATACAGATTCTGCACCCGCATAATTAGATAAGATTAAAGACTCATAGTCAGTAGCTGTAACCGCTCTATTTTTAGATGCATTAACTCTTGGTGCATTAAATTTAATTGAGGTAATGCTTTCAGCATCTGCGCCACCTGTAGAGTTACTGTTAACGGTAATAGCAATACTACTCGAACCACCAATAGTAGTCCCGGCTGTAAAGGATTGAGATACAGTACTTGATACATTAACAGCTGAACCTGTAGCTACCATATATTGAATTGTAACAATGTTGCCAGCAGATAGGTTCTTACCTATAATTCCATCACCAAAATATATTTGATATTTACCTTGTGGGTTTTGTTCCAGGAAATATACTTTTGATGTACTATCTAGACCGGTTATATCAGTAGTTAGTGAATATGTTGTAGTTGTAGTATCGGATGATGACGTCTGTACGCTTACTAGAATTGTAGTTGTATCAACAGCAGAATTTGGTATCTCATATTTACTGTTGGGTGTTGTATCTGATATAACATAGCTATAGTTTAATAATGTTCCTTCAGTTACATTAACATTTGCAAAAGTATATGTTGTACCCACTCTTAAAGCAGATTTTGCTTCAGTAGTTAAAAACGTGTATACTACCCCGTCGACGGTAGACGTGAATGGGGTGTAGCGATCCATGGTAAGGGATGCTGGAAGGTTAGTTGGATTAGTAACAACTATATCTAAATTTGCAACAGACCCCCTTGAAGATACAGGTGTATATCCTAGGTGCTTAGCAATTGAAACTGCAGACGATCTTTTAACTGCAGAATCTAAAAACATCTCATTAACTACCATATTTGCCAAATAAGCATTATAGTGGGTATTGTATGCAAGAACATCTAACAGGGTAGAAAGCCCAGACCCCTCAAAGTCATAGTCAGTGAACTCATTCTGAGCTTTCAAGAATGTTTTTAGGTTGGTCTTGATCTGATCAAAATCAAGTTCTGAAATTCTTAAGTTAGACATTATCTTACTCTTGTTAGTAGTGTTGTTAAAGTAATGGGTCTATCAGAGTTATTGAGTCTAAAAATTATGTCACAAACAACTTCATTATCATCTACTTTTTCTCGCAATTTAACTTCCAATACTGTTACTCTCGGCTCGAACTTATCGATTGTATCAAGTATAGCCCTCTTCATAACCTGTGCAGTTACAGGATTAAAGTTTTCAAACAAGAGACCATGTATCTGACAGCCAATTTCAGGATGAAAGGGACGCTCATAATGTCTCGTAGAAATTAAATTTCTGAGAGATTGCTTAACAGCTTCCTCATTATTCTTTCTCGCAACATCACCAGTTACGGGGTGAGAAGAGAAAAGAAGATTAAAATCTGAATATTGTCTGGTATTTCGTGTAGCCATGTTTATATTTATGGTAGCGTCAGCTGGCAAATACCGTAGTTGAGCCCTGAGTTATCACATTATTCCCCATGGTATCTCCAATTCGCCCTATACCCTTACCGTCTACAAAAACTTGACTTGATCCAGAATCCAGACTAGAATCATCATTAGAACATCCGGATTTTGGGTGCGGGGTAACTTTATTACCTTGAACTGTAATTAAGATACCGTTAGCATATACATTTTTGGAATTAGCTTCACCAACACTCGTCTGTAAAGGCATACGACATTTGTAACCAGATCCATCTGGAGATAGTACAGAATCGCCTAGTCTAGATACAGCCGGCATTTATGGTCCTAATTGTACTAGTGTACCTATATTGGTAACAGCTGTTTGATAATTCCAAACAACCCATTGCCCAATATTAGTTTGTAATGTTACGTTTCCTGTCTCCCCGGGGCCTGTAACGCTGAATGCATATGCATTATTCTGGGTTACTGGGGTCGGCATTTCATATCGAACTAATGCTTTGAAATCTTCAGTAGTAGTAGGAGGTAAAGCTTGAACTGTACCATCATCAAATACAAACTCATAATACTCACCATCAAAAGTACCTGAAAAAGTACCAGAAAGCCTAACTACATTACCTATAGAACTAACATTTATTCCTTTGGCAGCAAAATCATATAAAGCAGTTACCGATGTTGCAGGAGCTGAATTACTACCCTCAGGCATTATCGGATATACAATATTAAACCCTATATCTATTGATATAGTTTGACCGCCGTATATCGTTGGTATATATCGATTTGGTGCAGGTGATTCCCCGTCATTAGTTAATTCGGTTGCAGGATCAGGGCTAATGGAAACAAAACCAATAGCATTTGAAGTATTTATTGTTACGAATTCATTCGCCATTATGCCAACTGAGTTAAGCCTTGAGAATGGACAGCTTGATTAAAGAACGTTAAAAGTTGGCCTCTATTATTTGCAGCAAACCCTACGTGTATCCATGGAAGGCCTGACCCCGTAGACTTATACTCCAATAGTAGCTGATCATACTTAAGTACTTTTGCAAGCTTTAAAGCTATATTATAGTATTCTTTTTTATCGATGCCGGGAAATTGAATATCAACCCCTTGCCCCTTAGGATGAGGTGATGTTACTGCATTAGATTTATTTCCTGCAGATCTAAATGCTGATGTAACTATCATATTAGGGTATAGCTTTTTAACAGGCTCTAAAACGTTTAGTGCAACAGCTTGAAGATTAAACACAATTTCACCGTAGGTTAATCCTAATTGAGCTTGTATTGG